TTTAACCCTACTATTTCATGTAATTTTTTTAATATCTCAGCTATGCTCATTATATTCCTCCGACTGGACCTTGCATCCTTAATATTTCTAATTGTTCAGGAGATAACGCTCCCGGTCTTGGTTGTCCCGGGGGAACCAAAGGTCCTCCCTGTGGATTTGGAATAGGTGGTGGTACTCCCATCATTGCATTAGGCATAACCTGCGGTGGGGCTGTTGGTCCTGCTCCTCCGGCTCCCATAGCCATACCAGGTAATCCCTGTTGTTGCTGTGGAGGGGGCTGAGGTTGCATGGCCTGTTGTGCAGCCATTATTGATTCCTGCCTCTTTGCTAGTTTTTCATTTAATATTGTAACCAGTTCTCCAAAATAAAATTGTGCAAGATCTGGTCTTCCTCTTTCTTCTGATGCAGACAATAAAGTCCACAGTGCAGCTTCAGGCAAAACTCTTTCTGCCTGTTGTTCTCTGATTGCAGCTTCCATATCATCGGTATCCTGTAATCCAAGTATTTTATCTCTGATATAACCATCAGGGAGTAATGGAGATTCTCCTTCCCTTGCTATTTGTGCCATGCTCATCTTGGACATATCATCCTGTGGAAGTTGTCCGACAAATGTGACAACAATATCACCGGCATCTTTTATATCTGAGGGTTTAATTTCTTCTTTAAAGTATGCTCTGTTCATATCCTGCCCGGATAATTCCATGGCATCAAAGGATTCTGTCAGATACTGGTCATTAAGGAGCATACAAATTGTAGTGTATGCCAGTTGTAATGCATCCATTCTTGGCTGGAGAACGCTGTCAATTCCCTGTCTGAGGGTATTAATTGCAAACCCTGATAACTGAAACTGAAGGTCTCCAAAGATAGAGTGGGGGACGGAACCTCTCTGCTGTTCGCCCGACACCAGACCCATAAACGCTCCTGTTTCTTGGGCTACTTCCATTAATCCTAATGGCTCTATGTCCTCACCTTGAGCGAGGGAGATTTCTGTGCCTTCTTTATAGGGGTCTTCGTCTAGTGTCTTCATTCCGTCCCTTGACTTTATTTTCAATCCTTGCTTTCTCGCTCTTGATGTCATCTCAAGCATAATTGACATTACGTGATTATGATTTTCATAAACTTCTCTGTTATGTTTGAATACAGATTCTCCGTGATCTTCTATTGTGTCATCAATTGGGACGTGGTCATTCATTGCCTGTATCATAGGGGTTGCTCCTACAGGTCCAAGAAATACAGGGACATTTGTGGAGCCATGAGGGGTAGCTTTCTTAGCTACTCTTCCGTTGGATAGTACAACTATATTTACTTCTTTGTCGTAATAGTCATATACTTCCAGCCAGTCTTCGTAATTATCATTAACGGCAAGTTTAATATTATATTCAGATTCTATTTGCTCTTTAGATTTTTTAACTTTGTAGCAGGCCCATTGGAGTCCGTCTGCTCCTGTTGACCAGTATGTATGCATAGGATCCCACGGAGTTATATCAATAAAACTTTTCTCATCCTTATCTTTCATGATCAAAGCTCTGCCTGCGAACCATCCTCTGAGGGATATGAACCATGCAAGCTGTGCTTTAAGTGAGGGTTTCATTTGTTTAGCCAGTCTTTCATCTGCGTGTCTCAGGGCACCAAGGAAAAATCTTTCTTTCTTACTATTGTTCTCTCTTTTTTCTTTGTCTTCAGACAGTTGGGGTATTCTTGCCACCATTTCAGAGGACGATAAAAAGGAAATAATTTTATCTGCATAGGTTGAAGGTTCATTAGAGGTATAGGACTGGAATCCATCCCCTGCGTCATATGGATCAAGGCGATAAAGTGAATAGTCTGACTCCATTCTTGACCTTAAAGGTTCTGTGGAATCATAATGTGTTTCTACTTTATTGATTATATCTTCAGGTTTTAATCTTTTTCGTGCCATTACGCCCACCTTTTAACACGAATAGTGTTCCTATTCTCAATATGGCTGTACCCAAAACGGTTAATTAGGCCATAAATTAAAGCTTTAATTCCATGATTATACTTATCTTCGGGCTGATTGCCAACTATGTTTCCATCTCTATCTGTTTTCCACTTGTAAACTTTAGTCTGTCCATCAAAGGGGTTAGGGGCTGCACCAAATTCTGACAAAACCCCTTTACATTTAGGGTTAATTATCAGCTTTGGCCTGTGATGTTTAGGGTCAACTTTAAGCATAGACTTTAATCTTTCAGTTCCGTCATTTATTTTTACTTTTTCCGAGTCCATAAACAACCCTGCCTTATCAAGCCACACTTCTGCGGGAGCAGACATGGCCTGATGTTGATATCCTGCGACATCAATAACACCAAAATGGACATCTTTCCACCACGGCTTGTCCATAGCCATGTCTACAATTTCTTCTGTAATAAGAGTTTTCTCATATATTTCATCAACCACGCAAATTTGTTCATCAAGTATCTGTACAACTTCAACGGCGTAGCCACCGGCATAACCGGGGTCAACCCATAAGTGGACAGGTTCCTCAGGAACGTATTCAATTTCTCTAACGTGGTAATCTGCTCTGAACTCCGGGAATACGAGCCCGCGTGGAGGACTAGGGATTCCCATAATTCTTTCTTTGAAGAAGTCGTCTGAGGCATCTTCCTGAAGTCTTTGTATTTCTGGGTCATCTTCTCCTCCCGGATATAAATGATAATTTGAAAATGAGGGTAGGGAATAAGACTGTTCTATGTCACTCCCGTGCTGCCATGCCAAAAACAATTGTGGATACCATCCAAGTGATCCTTCAAAAGTTCCTGCAAGGAACATCCATGCTGCTTTCGGAGCACATCTACCTCTGATTCTATAAAATGTTTCAAGGTCTAACTGGCTGGCTTCACACCCTATGATTCCATTGGGGGCTCTCATAGCAAGAGTCCTTGGGTCTTTGGCTGATTTTGTTTCAATAACTGTGCCGTCTGCAAGTTCAATCCTGCCAGGATCTACTCTTTTAGATGATTTTTTAAGTACTCCAAGTGCTGCAAAGTCCTGAACAAGGTATTCAAACTCTGCTCTTGTCCTCTCATAGTCTGCAGCTACAAGCCAGAATAGCCCTGGTCCTTCAAGTTCAGGCCATTTTGTCAGTAAAAACTTACTGGCTAGCATACTTTTCCCTGCCTGTTCACCTCCTGCCACCAGAACAAACCTTTTATCTGAGTAGATTATAGGTTTTTGTTGTTCAGTAGGGGTAAAACCTACCTTATCAAACAAAAATTCCGTAGCCATTGAGGATCCGGTGATCATTTATCTACACCTTTGTCTTTCAATATTTCATTTGCTTCCTGTAAAGCCTGCTGAGAAATAGATTTTTTCTTTTTTGTTGCCTTTTTAGGAGCTTTTTTATTCAGGTTTTTAATCTCATCAATCAATTGTAGGGCTGTATTGTCCTGTTTTACGTGCTCCTGGTACTTTTCGGGCTTTGCTCCCTTCAATAAAAAGATTAAAAGGGCTGGATTTGACTTGTATCCATCCTCCTGGGCCATCTGTTTCTGCACCAAAGCAAAAGCATTGCCCTCAAGTTTGTCTGAAAAAATAGCCATTGACTCATTTAACATCCTTCTGAACCAATCATGCCTCTCTTTATAGTTATAAATTGTCTTATTACCAATTCCAGAAGCCTTAGATGAAGCAAGTATGTTCCCTGTATGGGACAATGTCTCTAAAAATAATTCTATTCTCTGCTTATTCTTATGATTCTCTAGTGTGTCTTTCATAAAACCTTGCAAAATATAAATAATACTTGTATTATATTACTACAAATTTGCTTAATAGCAAAACATCAGACCTCCATTGCGTATGTCTGATCTAATAAAAACTGCGTGAAGTATTCCTCGAAAAACGTAGCGGGGCAAAACGAATATTGCAAAACAATGGCTACAGGATACAGAACTAGTTGTCGAATCTGATCACGTTACACTGGACAATAGGTAACAAGAAGTCTCAGTCAGAAGGGGGAATCGTTCTTAAACAGTTAATTCCACCCCTAAAATCCCTTTTGGGGGGTAGGGGGGGCTATTAAACCCGTATTAAAAACGATATACTGAAATCGGGGTTTGTACTCCTTTTGATTTATGAAGTCTGATGTTCATATATGACAAACCCCCTCAAACTCAATTCAAGAAATGAGCAACGCCCTTTTTGTAAAAAAATTCTGTCACTGGTATATATTGCCTAACGCTCGCCATTCCAAGCCTAACCCTCTCGCCGTCGTCGTTGCTACTTCGTATCAACACCGACGATGGGAAATAGGGGTACGCACGATCGATTTTTTTCGTTGCCATTCTTTTTTGTTCGTGTATGTTTGGTATTTTTTTATTACCAATGGGATATCATCGAGGGAATCAGTAGGGAATAATATTTAGTCCATTAATGGACTAAATGAGATGAAATAAGGTATTTTTTACATGAAATTGATATATCTTGATAGAGAATAGGCCAAAGTAGTGAGATGATATACTTTTATTAACAGTTGAGATTGCGAAATTATTAAAGGAAATTGTATGGCTAAATCAGTCCAAACAAAAACTAAAAATAATGAAACAATTACTAGCAAAATCACTAAGAAAGTAGTGAGAACTGCAAACGTTGTTACCTCAACAATTAAGAAAGTGTTTATTCATGAAGGCAAAGTTGTAAATGAATTGACTACGCTATTGAACATAATATGGTCAACTGCACCTCAATTCACACACAACGAAAATGGATACAACATTTTAGCCGATAAAGGCTTAAATCTATCTAGTAAGATTCAATATTTACTAGCTTTTAAATCTGAGAATTCAAGAGCTAAAAATAATGAAGGTAAAACTATCGGATTCAAGTCATTATCAACACTACCTAATAAAATGCCTATCAACAAAATATATGAAGTGTATATTGATAGATTTATCATAGGTTATTTAGCTGATGATAAATTGGATAGATTGGTATATTATTTATTAGAATTTGCTGTAGTTTTGATGTTGCATACGCAAGGCAAACATTCAGTCGATTCTAAAGGTAGGTTAAGCAAAAAGGCAAACAAAAATTTGAAGGAATTTGGAATTGAAATTCAAGATGATCAAACATCACGTGGATATCAAGTTGACCCATTCGCTGAAAATTGGAAAGTGCCGACTCATTTAAAAGCGTATATCGATAGCTTTATGAGTGAGAATAAAAGCGTGTTAACGAGCTTTCAAAACACTTCGAAAGAAATTGAATCAAAGAAGATTCATAAAACTAAAGCTCCTAGTACAAATAAATTCGATAAATTCATGATTAGTCCAATTATTGGATCTGACAGTGAATTAGTGATTTACCCCTCTTATTCTCATAAGGATAAGAAAAACCATGGTAAATCTTTAGATGGGAAAGGTGTCATAAATATGAATGACTCCATTCAACTATCCAAAGACGTTGCCAAAGTGTTAGGAGTACCTTCACTTAAAGACCACGAAAATCTAGAAGTTTATGTAAAAATAACAACTAGTTTGGAGTAAATTATAAACCATTCGCAATCTTAACTAAATAAATTAAAATTAAAGACCTCGAAGGTCAAAGTGATAAAAGCTTACCTTCGAGGTCTTTTATATTTTCACACTTTTAGTCCATTAATGGACTAAACACCACCAACTTACCAAAAATGAAATATGCAAAGAGGTAATTATGCAATCTAAAGAGATGACATTATCCCAGAAACTTGCACACGCTATGATGAGCAAGGGAAATATGAAGATAAAAGATAAAATAAAATTATGTAGAAAATTAGGGATAGAAGTAGAGGGGCATATATTTACAGTGAAGAGAAAAACAACCACATATTTACAGAGAAAATAATTTAATAACCATAGAGGGAGTAGCTATGCAAATTATAGGAGTGAGGATAGAGGGTAAATATACTATTTATCTTGTATCAAGAGAGCAAGGGAAAAGGGTAGTGCAGAGAATAATCAGAATAAAGAAGTAAAGAGAAGAGATAAGGCAGAGAATAGGCTCAAGTACCCCTATGTTAAACTATATGTAAGAAATTAAATAAGATATTAAATAAGAGATGAGCAAAGCTCTTTAAATTCCTTGGTTTTGCTCATGTTCGGCTTCGAGAGTGGGAAAAGGGTGTCAGTGTTACCAATGATCCCACTCTCATTGAATTTCTAGTCCATTAATGGACTGAAAGTATGTGTATAAAGAAAAGTGGTACTCTAAAATTCACGAGATGAGCTAAGTCAGACTTGTTAACAACTCTAGCCACTAAATAAGAATGTGCGACACACGTGCATAGAAAGGGTCACAGAGATAAGATCCTACCCATCGTCCCCTAATACTAAGATAGATTTAAAAGTATCTGAAGTTTAGGGTGTAGGTATTGTCGCAGATTATGGATAAGAGAGAGGTTATTCTCTCTGCTACCTCTCTCTCTATCCAATAAATTCAAGTAGAGAGTGAAGAGAGATTGTATGTGTACGTGTACAGATACTGAAAAGTATAAAGGAACCTTAATGGAAAAGGCTGAACTATGTGTCTGCAAAGATCACACGAGATGGTGTTGTTGGGCACATTATCATGCTTATCCATACAAAGGCAATTATGCTTGGGTTAATCACGAGAGTAAGTATTTACCAAGCAAAGTAAAGAGTAAAGAGAGAAACTAATGGTTTTAAAAGAAAGTAAAGAGAAACTTTGTGACAGCTGTTCTGATGTTGCAGGGAACTATGTCCTCGACATATTATCAGATGGATGGACAACGTGCCCTAAAAACACAATAGAAGAATGGGAAGTTGAAATAATGAAGGAACGAGGAGACATGACTTGTTCTAGCTCCACGTGGAATTGGCGTGGAGATGTGTGCATAAATGCCGAGGCAATATTTTTAGATGTTTACGAATCGGAATGTGTATGCATATGTAGAGGTGTGCGATTGGATGGGTGGAGTAGCAGCAAACCAAGTTAAGAAATTAAATTAAAACAAAGCAGAGGGTAAAGAGAAGTTAGACGTGATAGAA